TGCCCGCCCACGTCCCATTGATAGATAGAACCCTGGTTAGCGGATATATAGTAAACCTGCCCCGTGTCTGAGCCACCGTCCCACACGCTCCAGACCGCAGCATAGGTGCTTGTCATACGCCCCCAGATTTTTCGAGCTATGTCATAAAATATCGCCTCTGAATTCGTCGAGCTTCCTGATGGAGTGTAGGAAATAATGTAGTTGTTATTCCATAAACAGGCAACAGGAGATGTCATGTTTGCCCAATCAGCAATACTATTATTAATAACACCGTCTGTTAGGTTGCTGATACTTGCACCATCAAACACCACTACACCGATTTTTGATAAAAATATCAGAACTCTATCGTATTCGACGAGCGTGCGTCGATCAGTCATACCGATCTCATTGTTGAGATTCCTCAGCTCAAAGTTGCTGGGCGAGTTACCGAGTATCTCCCACAGGGCGTTTCGTTGAAAGACATAAAGATAGCCGTTGGCTGAGTATAGACCGGTACCCGTATCGCCCTCCCCGGAAGGGATAATAATAGTTCCTGCATTGTTTGAGGTGTCCCAGTCGTTGAAACATTCTTCATTTACTGAAGTATCTAGAGTAGAAAATCGTAATGTGTTGCCCTCTAGTGTCCACACTCGGTTGAGATGAGACTCGATGTATTTGGGCGTGGGACAAACCAAGCTCGCGGGTGCGACAGAACTGTTTAGCTTGCCCTGAACTTCCCCCCATGGCGATATGGTGTAACTCTGTGCGCTCAAACTCGACCCTTGGTAGTTAATCTCAATTGTTAGCGAGGTGTCACTAGTGATTCCGATAATACGGTACCATTTACCGTCGGGGAGCTTAATATATTCCCCCACCTCGACATTAGTAGTTGTGCTCCAGCTTGTACCAGACCCGGTGACTGTTGGAGACGCGTTGGTGACTGAAATCGTACCTGTCGTGTAGTTGGCGTTAGTTGACCCGTTGTATTTCTGAATTTTGCTTGAATTATCAACAACCAGTAGAGTCCCATTGAAGATGGTATAGTCAATGAAGCTATCCGCATTTAATGTGGACCCATTTCCAAGCGTCAACGATGTCATAACTCCCGTAGAGTCGTTGCCACGGTACAGATTACCACCCACTTTTGCGATTAACTGCTGCAGGCCAGTATCGTTATAGTAGCGGATTAGTCCTGTTCCGCCGACATTGCCCCCACTATAGACTACAAATCGTAGATCCTTTGCTGAGTCGCCAGTCCATGTTAAACCACTGTCAGTTGAAGTGTAAACCTGTCCATTTGCATAGGTGCTGCCACGATGATACACATTTACTTGATTTACGGTTTGGGTCGTTCCTCTCACAAACGGCTTAACTACGATGGCGTAGGTTGTCGCGGCTGATTCGGATACGGGAAGTTTGAACCTGAAATTATACGCTGTTTCTGAAGTTCCAGAGACGAGTTTAATTTGGCCTACGCCGTTGTTTAATAAAGTACTGGGTGCTCCCGCGCTGGTTGACCACAGCTCCACTCGGATAAGCTGTTCCTGCCCAACTGTTTGCATAGCGCAATAGATATCTACTTGAACCGTAGATATGGCCCCCGAAGGAATAAATGTTTGGGCGACGTAATCTCCGACCGCGTCAATAGCTAGTGATCCAGTTGAAGCACCAGTGTTTGATTGGTCAGCCGTAGCGCCCACAGGATTAGTGTTATAACGAAGTTGTCCGTTTCTTGTCTTAATCGAACCCGTAGTATTAAAGCGAACATTCGCTAGATCGGGTGATTGAGAGGAGTTGAGCTTAGTCTCGTGTTCATCGGTAACTAAACCACCAGTGAAGTTAAACTCTTCTATTTTTTGTTCTCTAACGCTTTTGAATCTTGTCTGTTGTTGAAAATTGGTAGGCATTTACAATCCTTACCTTAGTTCAGACGGTAGCCCCGTCCATGATCTTGCGTCAGCGGGTCCAAGTATTACGAAGTTACCACTGTCTATTGGTTGAGCTAGAAGATTCTGTCTTGCCAAAGTAACGATTTGTTCGTATCTATTGTGTGCTTTTTGGGCCAAATCTGGGTCGGTGTTAAAGTCATGCTCCAGACTGAGTGCGTACTGAACGAGTGCCTCGCGGTAACCTTTGGGGATGATGGGTTCGTCACTATCATTAACCATCTCTGTGGGGGTCTTGTAGTAAGCGATCGAGACGGTGTCTGTCCCATTCGGCGTAGGCCAGAAGCCAATTGAACCAGCACGTAGATAGTACTGACGAGGAACGGATTGGCCGATAGTTGTCAGGTCTGGTTCACTAGCGAGAAGTTGATTAATGGGCGCGTAAAATAGTTTTGAGTTGTTAGCGCCCTGTATGGCTACGGAAAGTATATTTCCGCTGTCCAAATCGCCAAACTCACTTGATAATGTATACTCCGCGGTTCCTTGCACAAAACTTATCGTATCGACAGTTTCTCTGAACGGCCATAGTTCACGCAATACAAAGTCGTAATACCCCATGTTAAGCCAGTTCTTGATGCGATTTCTCGTAGTAGCGTCCGATTTGGATATGAGACTGAGAACATTATCCTGCATTTCTCTGTATGTGCTGTTTGCCGACATCTTATACCTCTACCATGATTGTATCATCCATGTCCTACGTTATGCTAATGGCTTGTACATTAGTGCGTGCAGTAGTTCGACTCGAGTCATAACTTGCTCGGGCGGCGTCATAAGCTGCTTGAGCGTTTTGGGCCGCAATTGTTTCTTCGTAGTTAGCGACATATAATTTGGCTAACTCAATAATTTTGGTTTTTGCTTTAGCATTTGTCGGATTTACTCCGTCACACAAGGCGTTAACAACCTTGGTTAAATCTGCGTCTGGTATTACTAGTGTTATACTTGCCATTATAATCTCCTTCCTGGAACAAGCAGGGCGTCAATGACACCGCTACTATCATCTGTTGCGTAAGCTTCTAGTGCAAACGCAAAGGCCAAGTCTCCTAGAGTCACGCCTAGGCTTGCTGGGGTAGCTTTTTGCGCTATACCAGCTGCAGTATAAGTGGTGAGCCAGTCACCGATTGCGATGTCATTCGTGCCATTTACTTTTAGTAATACCGTGTGTCCTTCTACGAGGATTGACCCAAAAGCATTGTTGGCGGTTGATTCCTCGCACATACCGAAAACTTTACTGTCTGAGGCGGTAGTTGTGGTGGTGACCTCATTGCCAGCGGCAGCGCTCTTAAGAACTACAACATCACCAGCGTTTAATGTGCCTCCTGAGGTATTCTTCATTAAACGTACTTGTCGTTGACTTTGGGCAGGCAAGCCAAAGTTGTCATAACAGTTGATACCGATCGAAGTCGAGAAGTTTATCATAGTTGTCTTTTGAGAAGGGAAGGTATTACCGACAATCGTTTGGTAGCTGGCACTACACTTCACATCGTTCGTGGCAGCCACTATATAATTGCCCGTCACGACGTTGTAATTACTGACTAGGTCTACTCCTATACCGGCACTGCTGCCATTTAGGCGATTGCCGGTTATGGCACAGCGATTGCTTACTCGTAGGATTGTCCCTGACTGACCGTACGAGACGACATTATTAGCAAAAACCCTAAGTGCTCCGTTCGCTCCCGAGTTATCGTCAATACATATGTTAGAACCTGATGAACTCTGGTTATTTATAATATTCCCGGTCATGGAATTATCACTTGAGCTACCACTCGTATTGAAAGTGATCATAGTAGAGGTTGTGGAGTCGAAGGTGCGACGGATGTAGTTATCGCTCACCATTGTTTCTACGGCAGCCGAAAAGTCCAAACTTTGTTTACCGTCTTTTAGGGTGTTGCCCGTAACGCTGCTCCATTCAGACTGCAGATTGACTAGTTTGCCAACGTTAGAGTCTCCTTGGATATCATTGCCGACTATGTCTAGATAACGCCCTATTATGATGAGCATTGTCGATGTCCCCGTTCCCAGGGTTTTTAGAGTGTTGCCAGTAAAGGAGCCGCCATTTGAGTTACTGGATTGGACAATCATAGAGTTCGTTGTGGCTGGCTCATACGTGAAGTAATTGCCAACTACTCTGAAGAAGTCTCCCTGGAACCTGAAGTGGGTTAGGGCGGAAGTAGTGCTGCTTGACATATTACAGCCTTCTACGAGGTACGATTGTGCGCTGATACTCAATCCGACAGTAGTAGCACCTGTCTTGTCTAGGTGGCAACCAATCATTTCGGTGTTGTTGCCCGTAAAGGAAGCGCCGCCCGTGCTGAAACTAAGTTTAATATTCTGGAGCCTCAGCCTAAGCGCGGAACTCGTGAACGTGTTAGAGGTGAAGCTCAATACTGTAGTTTCGGGGTGCTCACCAAAGATAATCGTGTCGTCATTGGTCGTCGTCGTAAGGGCGATGGAACTTTCTGAATATGTACCACTTCTAACAAATATTCGCTTTTTGCCTGCCGTGATAGCCGCTCCAACCGTAGTATAGTCTCCACCAGAGGCTGCTACGATTGCTTCAAATAATGTTTGGCCACCCGTATTTGATCCCCAGGCTGGAAGACCTGATACAAGCTTGAGCACATCTCCATCACTACCCTTAGCAAGTCGAGTACCCGTGCCCGAAGCACCTCCATATATGATATCGCCAGAAGCGCTCATTGGGGATAGGGCATCAAATCCTGCGGTCTTAGTGCTAGCTCCCGTACCCCCATCGGCGACGGCTACATCTGTGCCTCCGGGGTTGTAGTAGTCAGTTCCGGCAGTGGCAGCGCTCAAAACACCTGATGTTCCCTTAAGGATGCCCGTGGTAGTTGCTCGTTTAAGAGTTTTCCCGCCCGTACCCGAGAAAAGGACCACTTCACTATCCACTGATGTGGAAGTGTTAGTTGAAGCGTCAGATGGAGTCGCGTATTTTACGCCGAGTGCTTGAGAGCTATCAGCAGTTAACACCTGCCCGTCAGTACCAACGGGTATGCGAGTCGTAACGGTGCTATGACCGATTATGTCACCCTTGGTAGTCAGTGGATCAGAAAAGCCAGAGGCTGGAGTTTGCCAGGTAGCGTGCGTAGAGTCTGTCGCCGTTAAGACCTGGTTAGCGCTCGGTGCAGTTGCTGATGAAACATCTATCACTGTTGTCGCGGAATTCAACGCGTCTGTTTTGGCACTCTTTCCGGTAGTATCCTGGTTGGGAGCTACTACAT